GCCCATTGTCTGTCAAAAACAAATTTTATTTTTGGAAGATTGCTTATGTTTAAAGAGTTTTCGCAGTATTCCACGAAATCTTGTAGTAGTGCTATTTTTTCTTTGGGCGTCATGTTATTTTCCGAAAGAGGTTTGAAGACCTCTTAATATAAAGGATCCAGTTATTTTATATGGCTTATCGTAAACTGCTTTGTCTCTAACTACAATTCCTTCTTGATCTTTAACGTCTCCAAGCGGCGAAGTCATTGAGTCCAAGATAACGTCTCCCAAATGCATGGTAGCATCGTATATTACAAAAGAATCGATGGCAACTTGAGCGTCTTTCATGTCTGCAACCAATTGATCGACTGGTTTTCCGTCCATGATCCACACAAACACTTGCTTGCTTAGAGCATCCACTGTTTTACCGTCTTTTAATTTCAATTTCATGCCCTTGGTATTCTTGGCCTTGCTCAACCAATCGTTCAATGACTTGGTTTCTTTCTTTCCCTTACTTAAAACTACTGTATAGCTCTTGGATAAAGCCGAAGAGAAGTTAGGTTTGCCTTTTAATTTGGCAGGAATTTCTCCCATAACTTCGAATCCGTACTTCTTTGCTATAGGTGTCATCTTTTCTATCAAAGACTGTAATGCTTTCTTGTCGTAAGAGATTTCTTTGGTCACTCTTTTGGTTGGACTGACTCTATCTATCTGTAAAAGATTGTGTATTGCTAAGAAGTTGCTCTCGTACTCTTGTACATTCGATTTGCCTTCTACGTATTCTATATTAAATAGGATATTTGGGTTCTTTAACATACCCAATTTAGCTAGATCTCCTTTAATAGCTGGTAATGCCTTGTTGAATATTTCTAAAACTTTGCCGCCGATCTTAATCATGCCGTGTCCTTCACCAAATCTATTAGTTAGGTCCTTGGAAGTAACGCCTTTAACGTCTAGCGGCTTATTAGATCCTCTGTCCATTGCGAATTGTACTTTACCGTCGATCTTTGCTAATCTAATAGAAGCGTTGATGCCGTCTATTTTAACTGGGACCGGTTTCTTTGTTAAACTTACTGCTGTCTTGTTAAAAACGTCTACAAGATCTTTACCAGTTTTTACCGAAGGAATATCGAAAGGGTGCGCCATGTGTCCGGCTGCTCCACCTTCGTTTAATAAATTGTAAACTAGATATTCTAATATAAGAGATTTCTCAAAGCTAACGGATTCTTTTAGACTATTAGATTGAGAGAACTTTTTTTTCAACATGTCAGCTATTTTAGGATCGTACCAACCAAAGATATCGGTAAATAGCTTTTTGTATTGTTCTGGTGTAGATTTGGAAGATAGAGCTTGTCTAATAGTAGTACCGCTCATCTCACCGAATCCTGTAATTTTAAAAGAAGTGTGAGGAGCAACGATCATATAGCCGTGTTGTATGTAGCCTTCCATCTTCATTCCAGGTTTGTACTCCTGAAAATAAGAATCTCCGCCGTCTTTCTTTTTTCCTATCTTAAAGCGAGGATCTTCCTTCATGTCCTTTTCTCCAACCATAAAAACTATCGCTGTAGTCTTAGGGTCGTACTTTTGCGTGATCTCTTCTGCCTTGTACGGATTTTTTACTTGAACTAGGTTGCTGCCAAGTCCGTACTTGCTTATAATCTCTTGCTTTTCTTTGAAGTTAAGCGGGCTTTTTGGAGGATTCACTACGTCCGAAGTGGCTATATAAGATTTGTCTTTGCCGAATTTAGAAGAGAGCCACTTAAAAGACTCTGCGTGATGCCTACCGAATGGTTGAAACCTTCCGCTATAAATCGCGATAATTGTTTTTATCATATTCTTACCAATTTTTTACAATTATTAAAATGATATCTTTTCATATTAGATTCTCCTCCGGTTTTATTACAATTAGGACACTCAATATTTTTTTGAGGGCCTTTTTTTATTCCCTTATATTTTCCATTAAGCGTTTCACTTATTTTTTTAAATATACTAATCTTATCTAATTCAGATCTATTTTTCCAAATTTTTTCTACTTGTGTAACTTTTTTATTTGCATAATCTATCTTTTGTACATCTGATCTTTTACTCCAACCTAAAGATACTTTTTTAGTATGTTCTAACTTTTCATTAGTAGTTAAAGTATTAATATATTCTTTTACTGCTTCTCCTGATTTTTTATTCTTTAAAATTCTATCTTCTGTAGATAGAGAATTCCAATGATTAGAAACTGATTTTGCTATGGCTTCTATAGTATTATTTGATGGATTTGATAGTCCTTCGCCTCCGTCTGTTAAATTTGATAAAGTACCAAGCCCCAAATCTTTTCTACCATAAAAAGATATAAATTCACGCTCTTTTTCGCATGCTTGTTCCCACGAAAAATCTTCTAGCATTATATCTATTTCATAATATGTAATATTAGTTATGTTAGTCCAATGAGGATTTCTAGAATTTTTTGAATTAGCCCTATCGTAATTATTGTCTGATCCTATTCCAATATAGAACGGTTCATTTTTATCCAATCGTATATGTCTGTACAAATATGCCATTGGTAATAAATATCTAAGCTGTTTGTTCTATCTTGGATCTACCATTGACTTTGTTGATCTCAATATGGTGATCTACCACGTCTCTCATAGAGTCAATATGGGATATGATCATAATAAACTTAAATTGTGTCTTAAGGTAGTCAAATAGCATGACCATTGAGCTCAGGTTAGTCTGATCAAGCGCTCCAAAGCCTTCGTCTATTGCCACAAAGTTGGGCCTAGGAAGAGTGGATACGTTGATAAGAGAGGTTCGGATAGCCAAACTTGCAACGAACTTCTCCATGCCTGAAGTAAGTTCCAAAGGCCAAAAATTATCTTCATCATAAGCTATGTATGCGTTTATATTTTTATCGTCAGCGTGTAAAACTACTGCAAAATCCACCAATTGCGACAAGATGTTGTTGATTTCGTCCTCAATCTGTGGTATAGTATTTGCAATTAGTCTGTGGGGTAAACCGTCTCTGTGTATTGCCTGTAAGTAGTATTGGTAGTCTTTAGCTTTAACTTCAAGATCCTTTAATTTCTCTATCGCCTTCTCGTACTTGATCTTTGAGTTCTCGGCCAATCTTTTGTTTGCAGTAATGTCTGCTATTGAATCGTTTTTGGTTTGTAAGTCCTTCTCAATAGTTTTTAAATCGGCTTTAACGTTGTCTATTGATTCGTTAAGAGTCTTATTGGTTTCGATTGCTTGCACTTGTTGATTGTGTGCTGCTATCTTTGATTCTATTGTCGATAATAAAGTCTTGCTATCGTTTAATTTTTTATTTAACTTGTTATCGTCAGCATTTAATCTGTTCTTTTGTGACTCTAATTCTTGTAAATCTTTGTTGTATTGATCTTTGGTCGCTTTAATTTCTACAGCTTTAGAGTTCGTTTTGATTTGAGCTTCTAAAGTTTCTACTTGAGTTTCCAAATCTTTAACGGCTAGCTCTTCTGCTTCTATGGAGTTCTTAGTTTCAATGGCGTCCTTTACAAACACGTTGTCCATACAAAAACTACAATTAGGATCGTACTTAAGCTCGGCCAACTTGACCATTTTCTTTCTGCTGTTCTGTAGATTAGTGTTTGCTTGACGTAATTCTAATTGTTTGTCACCTAATTGTTTGGTATCTGCTTCGAAATCTTTTAACTTCTGACTATAATCTTCTAAGTTAATGTCTTTGATTAGTTTACTGCTAATGGTTTTAGCGTTTAGCTCTTCTATTTTTTTATCAACGTGATTAATAGATCCAGCATTTACATCTATATAATCAACTATCTTTGCAATACCAACTTCGATAGTAGACTTTTGATCTTCCAATCCATCAATATCTACAATGTCTTTGTCTATTGGAATTAATCTCTTAGTATAATTTAGTATGGACTCGTTTAACTGGTCTCTCTTTTCTTCTGTTTTTCTCTTCTCTTCTTTCTCCTCGTCTAAAGCTATCTCAAAAGTTTCTTCGTCGAACTCAGCCTTCTTAAACATTTGGTGGTAGTCTTCTTTTTGATATTCCTTTAATAACACACTTACCTCTCTCATCTCGTTATTGGCCAAAATATATAGCTCTTCGAATACATTTATGTCCAAAAATTGCGAAAGCAAATCTTTTCTTTCCTTTTGGTTCATGTCAATAAATCCAGTGTTGTTGTTCTGAGTAGACAGCGTTGTGAGTATAAAGTCTTCGTAGTTACCAAGTAAATTCTGAATGCTTTTATTTGTATCGTTGCGCTCTTTACCGTTCAAAGAAACTTTCTTGCCCTCTTCGTCTTTGTAATAGAAGTCAACGTTTACCTTTACGTTACCAAGTTTTTGCTTGCTGCCTTTCCTTGATATGGTATACTCCAACCCGTTTAATTCGAAGACCAATTTGCACGAAAAAGAGTCGGAATTATTGTTCATGACTTGTGCGGACTTTGTTGTCTTCGAACACTTGTCAAAGATACAATAGGTAATAGAATCAAGCAGTGTAGACTTTCCGCTAGCGTTAGGAGCAAACAGCCCATAAGTTCCCGTCATATTAGTAAAGTCCACAAAATTGCCTTTACCGTAGCTAAACATATTTTCGAACTCGAACGTCTTTGGAAGCCACATAGAGTTTCTTGGCACTTCCAACTTAGGTAAAGCGTTGTTGATATTACGATTGATTTCGCAAACGTCTTTAATAGTTTGGTCGTCTAAATCTAGCTTGTCCTTAAGGAATTGCGCTAATATCGTATTTTGATATTCTATGTCCCTAACATCGTGAACGTTAAGTTTTCTATTATCGTTGGAAGAGTTAGTGAAGTCTTTTATCTTTTGCATAGAAACCTCAATAACATTCTTTTGCTGTTTAATATCAGCAATAATGCTCTTTATTTCAGATTGATTGGTGTTCTTATACTTTACTCTTAGATAAAGATTTTGAGGCAAAGAATCTGGCAATGGATTGTAAATAGCATTCTCGACTTCGATTGTATAAAAAGCAGTATCGTTGTCTATTTTAACGTATTCAGCTTGTTTTTTGTCCAAATCCCAAACAAATAGGCCGTGATCCAGAGACTCAGCATGATTTTGTTGAATCAAAGAACCAGGATATCCAATAGTTTTCTCTTCGTTTAAGAATTGTGTCTTGTGTATATCTCCCAACAAAACAATATCGAACCCATCAAAGTTTTCTACCTCAACGTCGTTATTAAATAGTCCAAATCCACCTTCGGTAGTAGTTCCGTTTACAGGTCCATGGTATAAAGCAATCTTGTACTCTTCTTCTATTTGATCTGCTTTAATAAAGTTCTCGCAATCATCGAATACAGACCAATGCGCAAACGTTTTATCTCCAATTTTGAAAGCGGCGGTCTCTTTAATGTAGAGTAAGTTAGGATGGTCCAATGCATTTACGATTGGAGTTAACGCATCCATTCTTTGTGCATTGTTTAGATTAGCATCGTGATTACCAGGAATAAGTAACACGGGACCGATGTCTGCCAAGTTTTTTAGAAATGTTTGAACCTCGTTTACAAGTTCTGGAGTGACATCGGTCTTTGCGTGTACTATATCGCCCGTCAGACAGATCAGGCTTTGCTTGTCGAAACTGTTCGCAACGTAATTGGTAAGTTTAGAGAAGACTCGTCTGTACTCGTCGTGCCTCTTGAAGTTTCTTATGTGTATGTCTGATATATGAAAGATCCGTGTAAGGCTTTCTACGTTGTCGAAAAATTTTATCATCTTTTTAATTCATTTTCATTCTTCTGAGCATTAATTCTCCAAATGTCAATGGTTTTGCTTTTTGTAATAATTCTGTCATGCTCGTAAATCCTAGATCTGAGGGATCTTTACCGTCTCATTC